CGCGCGGCGCGTCGTCGAGCTCGCCGCCCAGGGCGCGCCCCTCGGCGCGATCCGCGCCGCCCTCAACGACGTGACCCCCGCCGCCGACAAGGGCGAAGCCTTCGTCGGACGCCCCGACTGGCTGGGCGAGCTGTGGACCGCGCGCCGCACGGACCGGCCCCTGATCGACTCGATCACCAAAAAGGCCCTGCCCCGTGCGACCAAGGTCAAGGGCTGGCGCTGGAAGAAGCGCCCCGAGGTCGCCGACTACACGGGCAACAAAACCGAAATCTCCTCCAACGAGATCGAGACCGAGCCCGTCGAGGCCGCCGTCAAACGCATCGCCGCAGGGTGGGACACCGACCGCATTTTCGTCGACCTCGGCGACGGCGACATGATCGAGAGCCTGTGGGAGGGCGCCCGCGAGGACTACGCGATCAAGACCGAGGCCGCCGTCACCACCGGCCTCAAGACCGCAGCGACGAAGCTCACCGGCGCGCCCACCGAACTGGACAAGGCCCTCGTGGTCCTCGGCTCCAAGGCCGCCGCCATCGGCTCCCGCCTGAACTTCGTCGCCTTCGGCGCCGACGTGTGGAGCAAGTTCACCGCGCTGACCCGCGACCAGGTGCCGTGGTGGATCACCAACGGCGACCGCCTCAACCTCTCGACCGCGACCGGCGAGGTCAACGGCCTGCGCCTGTTCGTGGACCCGACCCTCGCGGCGGGCGACATCCTCGCGGGCGACACCCGGTCCGCGACGTTCTACGAGGAGCCGACCCCCATCAGGGTCAACGCCATCGACCTGCCCAAGGGCGGCGTGGACCTCGGCCTGTTCGGGTACCACGCCCTTCTCGTGAACGACCCGAACTCGTTGTTCATCATCACGGCGGGCTGACCCCATGACCCCCGACGACCTCGCCACGCGGGCCGCCGCGTGGGCGAAGCTCCCGGGCGGCGTGGACGACGCCATGAGGGCGTGCGCAGCCGCAGTGCACGCCCTCGTGGCCGCCCTGCCCGTCACGCAGGGCCGCCCCGCCTGGCGCGAGGACACGGCCCTCGGAGCGGTCATGCTCACCGCCCGCCTGCACCGCCGCCGCAACAGCCCGGCGGGCATCGAGTCCCTGACCGAGATGGGCGCGACCTACGTGAGCCGCTACGACAGCGACATCGCGCGCCTGCTGCGCATCGACGCCTTCGTCGGGCCCGTCGCCATCTGAGGGGGGCCACGAGATGAACCCGCTCTACGCGGCCGCCCAGGATGTGGCCGACATGCTCGCCGCGGCCGGAGTCCACACGGTCACCGACCCCAGGGACATCGAGCCGCCGTGCGCGTGGGTCAGCCCCAGCCGCATCGCCTACCCCACGCTCGCTGGCCGCCCCCGCACCGTCGAGTGGGAGGTGTACCTCATCGCACCCGACAGCGGCGCGCCCCTCTTCCCCCTCGGCGACCTCATCGACCGGGCCGCCACCGTCTTCCCCGGCATCGAGGCCCGCACCCTCGGCCTGACAATCCCCAACCTCAGCCCGGACCCCCTGCCCGCGATCACGTTCACCATCGAAACAGAAACGGACTAAACCCATGGCAGTGAAAACCCTCACCCTCGGCCCCGGCAAACTCAGCTTCGGCGCCCCCGAGTCCCTGACCCACGCCGCCGCCCAGGTCACCAAATGCGCCGTCAAGCCCACCGCGAAGCAGGGCGACTCCGTGGCCGTCCTGTCCGGCGACCGCGTGCCCGGCGACCGCACCGAAGCCGCGACCCTGGAGTTCACGATCTACCAGGACTTCGGCGAGGCCGAATCCTTCGTCGAATGGACCTGGGCCAACGCAGGGAAGGAACTCCCCTTCGAGTTCATCCCCGCCGACAAGCACGACAAGGCCGTGCGCGGCCGCGTCACGATCGAGCGGTCCGACATCGGCGGCGAGGTCGGCGTCAAGGTCACCGCCGACCTGGAGTTCACCTGCACCACCATGCCCACCATCGAGCCCAAAACCAAGATCGGGCACTGAGGTGGCCGACTACTCCGGCGTCAAGATCGACGGCGCGCGCCGCCTCCGCTCGACCCTGCGCAAAGCGGGCGCGGACATGCGCGACATGCGGGAGGTGAACCGCGTCGTCGCCGGCATCGTCGTCGGCGCGGCCACCGCCCGCGTCCCCCGACGCACCGGGGCCCTGGCCGCCACCGTGCGCGCAGGGGCCACCCAGGCCGCAGCCATCGGCCGCGCCGGGAACAACCGCCGCACCGGCGTCCCCTACGCCAACCCCATCCACTGGGGATGGCACCGCCACCGAATCCGCCCTAACCCGTTCCTCAGCCTCGCCGCCCAGGACACCGAACCCCAGTGGTTCGGCGTCTACGCCGACCGCATCGAACGCCTCATCAACAGCATCGAAGGAGCCTGACCCATGTCGAGCATCAAAGCCATCAACGTCGAGGTAGTCACCTCCGCCGTGACCGGCGACCTCGCCGCCGTCACCGTCCGCACCGACAACCGCGACCGCATCGCCTGGGACCTCGCGAGGGGCCGCAACAAATGGCCCCAAGCACAGGAGGCCCCCAGCCTGTGGGCCACCCACATCGCCTACACCGCGCTCCGCCGCACCGGCGAAGTCAGCTGCTCGTTCGAGGAGTTCTCCGAGGCAACTGTGAGCGCCGAACCCGAGGTCATCGACGTGGACCCTACCCGGACGGCGACCGCCGGGGCCTGATCGTCGCCCTGGCCCTCGCCACCCGCATCCCCATGAGCGAGTGGGAGACCCGCCCCGACGAGGACATCGCCACCGCACTGCAACTGCTAGAAGAGAGGAGGAGCTGACTTGGCGTCGAAAACCGCCATCCTGAGCGTCCGCGTCGTCTCCGACGTGAAGGACGCCACCAAGGGACTGGACGACGTGGCCGACAAGACCGGCCGCCTGGAGGACGGCCTCAAACGGGCCGCCGCCCCCGCCGGGATCGCCGTCGCCGCCCTCGCCGGGATCGGCAAGGCCGCCACCGACTCCGCCAGCGAGTTGCAGCAGAGCGCGGGCGCCGTCGAATCCGTATTCGGCGGGCACGCCGCCGCCGTCCAGGACGCCGCCAAGACCGCCGCCTCCAGCGTCGGCCTGGCAGCAAGCGAGTACCAGAACATGAGCGCGGTCCTGGGCGCCCAGCTCAAGAACATGGGCACCCCCATGGAGGACCTGGCCGGATCGACCCAGAACCTCATAGGCCTGGGCTCCGACCTCGCCGCCACCTTCGGGGGAACCACCGCCGACGCCGTGAGCGCCATCTCAGCCCTCCTCCGGGGCGAGCGCGACCCCATCGAGCGCTACGGCGTCTCGATCAAACAGTCGGATATCAACGCGCGTCTGGCCGCCGAGGGCATGGACAAGCTGGAAGGCGCGGCCAAGACCCAGGCCGAAGCCCAGGCCGCCCTCGCCCTGCTCACCGAGCAGACCGCATCTGCGCAAGGCCAGTTCGCGCGCGAGACCGACACGATGGCCGGGAGCCAGCAGATCGCCGCCGCCCAGTTCGAGAACGCAAAAGCCGCCCTCGGGGAGAAGCTGCTGCCCGTCGTCACGCAGTTCATGGAGGCCATGAGCGGGGCGGCTCAATGGGTCGCCCAGAACAGCGATGCGCTGCTCGTCCTCGGCGGCGTCGTCGGAACCATCGCGGGCGTGATCCTCGCCGCCAACGCCGCCATGGGCGTGTGGACCGCAGTCCAGACGACCGCCAGAGTCGCGACGGCCGCCTGGACCGGCGTCCAGGCCGCGTTCAACGCGGTCATGGCCCTGAACCCGATCACACTGGTGGTCATCGCCATCGGGGCCCTGGTCGCCGCCGTCGTCGTCGCCTACAACAAGTCCGAGGCGTTCCGCAACGCTGTATCCGCGCTGTGGGACGCCATCAAAGCGGGGGGCGGCTGGATAGTCGATCACGTCATCAAACCCATCGGAGACGCTTTCAACGCCGTTGTTGATGCCGTGAAATCCGTCTACGACTGGGTGAAGAACCTGTTCAGCGGATTCCAGCTCCCAGGCTGGCTATCGAGCGTACTCAGCTGGTTCGGGCTCGAAGCCCCCTCCGGCCCCGAATCCGGGGCCATCCTCGCCGCCACCGGGACAACGGACGCCCCCCTCGCGCGCCTCGCATCGTGGGCGCTCGCCCCCCGCACCGGCTCCAGCCCCACCCCCGCCGGCAGCGTCGTGAACATCACTGTGAACGGCGCCCTGGACCCTGACGCGGTGGCCCGCCAGATCGGCCGCATCCTGTCGCGCCGCGACCTCATCAACGGCACCGAGCAGATCGTGGGGGCGACCCTATGAGCGTCAGCGCAAGCCTCCGCGTCGCCGCAGGCGGCCTCGGCGGTGTCATCAACGCCGCCGCCGACAAGTACCCGACGACGGTGACCGTCCTCGACGACCTCACCGTCACGTGGGGCCGCGATAGCGTGGTCTCACACCCGGACCCGTCGTCAATGACCGCGACAATCGCCCTCGTGGACACTGTGCCCGACTGGCTGCGCGTCGGCGCGCTGGCGACCGTCAACGCGGTCGCCCGGACCGAGGAGTCCCAGCGGTCCTATATGCGGCTCCTGCCCTGGCGCGCCATCGAACCGGGCACCGGGTGGCGCCAGCAGGTCACCCCCGATCCGCCCGGCGCGTGGGTCGGGAGCCTCCCGGTGTTCGCCGCCGCCGGAGCAGACTCCGGGATCGGATGGTTCATAGCGCCAGGGGTGCAGCCCCCCTCCGATACCCCCGAGACCACCCAGTGGGCCGCGAACGCAAAGACGACAGCGGGCAAGCCAGTCACGTTCACAATCACCGTCCCCGAGCTCACCGGCGCGACCGTGCGCGCCTTCCCGCTCACTTACCGGCGCCCCGGCGGGCTCTACACCCGCGCCCCCGGCATGGCGATCGAGCTCTCCCCGGAGAAGTACACGCCGGGCACTGTCGAGTACTCGGGCACCTGGACCCCCGAGGCGACGGGCCTTTACGTCGGCGCCTATCTGCATATCCAGCTGCACAAGGCCCCGGCCTGGACGACGATCCCCCGCGAGCGGACCTGGCGGGCCGCACCCGGCACGTGGGCGGACGCCGGCGGCCGCGCAACCGTCACTGACGTTCACATCGCCGGGACCTCCGGCCACGTCGCTGAGCACGCCGTCGAGGTCTTCACCGGCCGGGTCCAGTCCCTCCGCGTCGAATGGTCCGAGCGCCTGTCCCGACCCATCGCGCGGATCACCGCAGTGGACAAGCTCGCCGATCTGAATGGTACCTACATCGGCGACACGCCGTGGGGCGAGGAATCCTGGAAGCTGCGCGCAGAACGCATCCTGAAACAGGCCCTCGGACCAGCAGACACACTGGAGGGCGAACCCGGCAATTGGCTGGGGACGATCCGCCCCCGAGACGTGGACCACCGCAGCGCCGGTGAGCTCATGAGGAACACACTCGCCTCGTGCGCCGCCACCGCATTCCCCGTCAGCTGGCGCAAATGGCGGGTAATCCCATTCATCTACAAGGGGAGCGATCAATCAATCACGATCCCCGGGCGCGCCATCCGCCGCGACGGCGTACAGGTCAGCACTGACGAATCCGCGAACATCTCGACAATTCAAGCCACGTATTTCGATGTGACCTACGACGGGAAAACCGGGAGGGTGAAAGACGTTATAGAGCGCACGACTACGCGGAAGAATACACCGGCAAATGAGGGACCCCCCAGGTCCATCAAAATGAAAACCGAACTATCCCGCAGTAACGAAGCGAGCGAACTCACCCGGATCATCGGGAAATACGTGAACGTGAACCAGTGGATCATCAGCGCCCTATCAGTGAAGCACGACCGGATCAGCGAGGACGCCCTTGTGCGCCTACTGTCCGCCACCGAGCGCATCGCCCAGCAGGTCGTCCTCACCGGCCTCCCACGATGGTTCCCAGCAGCGACGATGCGCGGCATCGTCATCGGCGGGTCCCTCACCATGCACCGCGGCCACTGGACCCCCACCCTCCGCATCGCAAACACACCCGACTAGAAAGAGTACCCATGCCATCGACAACCCCCCGGGGTCTTCCCTACGCAATCCCCACCGACGCCCAAGCCGCATTCCCCGACGCCGTGTCAAAACCCATCGCCGAATGGATCGAGGCGAACCTCCCGGTCATGCAAGCCGGGACCATCGCCTACCCCGCCCTCGGCTCCCAAGACCAGACGGGAGAGTACACAGTCACGTTTCCCAAACCCTTCCCAGTCACGCCCCGGATATTCATGCAAGCCGATAACCAGCGCCTCACAATCGCCGTATGGAATATCAGCCGCACCGGGTTCAAATGGATGGCCCGCAACAACAGCAACGGCAATTCGTCCTCTGGAGCGGCCTCGTGGTTCGCCGTTAGCGGCGCCACCGGACAGTAACGAAAGGAAACAAAGGAAATGACCACAGCGGTCGACGTGTTCACCGCCCGCCTCGCCTGGATGATGACCCAAGCCGACGGCGGCTACTCCCAGCCCAACCGCCTCGACGTGCGCCGCACGCGCGGCGTGTGGGACCCCGGCTTCCAGTTCGAGGGGGACTGCTCCTCCTGCGTCCTGGAGGCCGCCCACCAGGCGGGCCTGCCCACAGGCTCTGCGTCCTACACGGGCGACATGCGCGCGGGTCTGGAGGCCGTGGGATGGGCCGTCATCCCCTACGCCGCGACCGGCGGGGACCTTGACAACCTCGCCGACGGCGACGTGCTCCTATCCGAGGCCGCGAGCGGCGGCGTCGGCCATACCGGCGGCCTCATCCCCGGCGGCCTCGTCGCCGAGGCGTGGATCGACGGTCACGGAGACATCATGGGCTCCGCAGGCGGGGACGGGCCCGGCGACGACACCGGCGGGGAAACCCGCGCAGTGCCGTTCTATTCCCACCCCTACACAGTGCGGGGGCTCTGGACGCACGTCCTGCGCCCCCCAGCCCTCGACGCCGCAGACTCGCCCGCCGAACCCACCCCCACAACGAAAGGAATCCCCAATATGTTCGGAATCACCTACACGGCAAACGCCTTCGGCGGTATCACCGCCTACGTCCTCATCCACGAGTCCGCCGGTGCCGACGCCCTTGACCGCGTTCAGGCCCAGGTGTACAACAGCGTCCTTCCCAACGGCTTCACCGAGGTCCCTGAGCACCACGCCGAAATGCTCATCCGCGAGTCGTGGGTGCGCCACAACCGCATCGCCAACGCCGTCGCCGCGACCACTCGCGTAGACATCAACGAGGCCACCGCCCGCGTTCTCGCCGCCGTCAAGGAAGGAGCTGCCAAGTGAACGCCATCACGTCCCAGACCCCCGATGATCCCACGCCGCAGCCCATCTCCTGGCTTACACCCGCAGTGCGGCGTTACATCTACAACGTCACTATCGCCGCCCTCGGCGTCGCTCTCGTCTACGGCGTCGTCGATGGCCAGCACGCCGCCGCCTGGGAGGCCCTGGCCCTCGCTGTCGTGGGCCTCGCCCGCGCGCACGTCCCCGGAGACCCCCAATGAGCGACGCCTCGGCGGCCGTCGAGGTCATCGCCGCCATAGGCGGCCTCGGCGGCCTCGGGGCCGCGCTCTCAGCCGTCGCCTCCCTCATGGAGGCCCGCAGGGTCCGCGCCAGTATCCCCGCCGCCGCCGACCGCACCGAGGAGGCCATCGACGCCCTGCGCTCCGATGTCCGCGCCATCGACCGCCGCATCGGACACGAGCTCGGCGAAATCCGCCGAGCCGCCGACCGGGAACACGCCGACTATGACGCACGTCTCAGACGATTGGAGGGGTCATGAGTTGACACTCCCACTCAGGTGGTTATAAACTATAACCATCAGGAAGCCATAAGGGGCAAGCCTGAAACCTGAAGGGAGCGCGAAAATGCGCAAGTCAATCGAACTCACCTGGACCCCCGAAACCCGCGTTTGGGGCACAAGTGGGAACACCAGCGTGGCCGTCGGCACCGGAACCCTGGACGGCCGCCGCCTCGCCGTCTACGCCTTCCCCCAGTCCGATCACTGGTCGTTCTGGTCGCAAATCGAGCGTCCCGGCGGTGGTTCGACCTCGATAGAAATCAGGTCCACATTGCCCGCAGGCACCGTTCCATCGGTCCTCGGCCCGAACGGCGCCATCCGCGAAACGACGACAATCGAACTCTGACCCAACGCCCCGGCGCACACGCGCCGGGGCACTGTCACGGAAGGGCAAAGGATGAACGGCATCGAACTGCGCGCCCGCCGCGAAGCACTCGGGCTCTCACAAACCAAGTTCGCGAAAATGTGCGAAACGACTCAAGTGACCGTTTCCCGCTGGGAGAACGGCACCCGCGAACCAAGGAACGACATTGCAATACACCTGCTGATGGCAAATATCGAAGACGCCGCTATCGACCTCATCGAGGACCTGCTAGAGCTCGCCGAAGACGAAGAACTCCTAACAGCAACGCCCGACCTCCAGCTCACGGTGTACAACGACGAAGCCCGCTACGCCGCCGGGGAGCCCGTCTGGTCAAAACGCCTCCCCATGGAGACGCACCGCGTGTGCGCCGCCCGAGCCGCCGCCCTCCTCGGCGCCGAGGACGGCACACACGTCACACTCATCGAGGGCTGAGCGCCCTCACGCGATAGCCTCAACGACCTCGCGCACATCATCGTCGGGAACGAGGATGTAGCGAAGCGTCGTCGAGGGTGAAGCGTGCCCGAGCGCGCGCTGCACCGCGACGAGGTTCCTCGTGCGCGCGAACCCCGTCGAGGCGAAGGCGTGCCGGAGGGCGTGCATCGTCACGCCCTCCGGCAGCGCCCGGCCGACCAGCTTCCCCACCCACGCCGGGGAGAGGTGTCCATGGTCCGCCCCCGGGAAGAAGAACCCCGGGTCATGATCGAGCAGCTCATCGGCGAGAGAATGCGGGAGGGGGATCACGCGGGTTTTCCCGCCCTTTCCGTGGACCACGAGGGACCAGCCCGCCAGATCGCGCACAAGATCGCGCGTGTGCGCGCGGGCGACCTCACCCCGCCGCATCCCCAACTCCGCCGCCATGCGCACCATGAGACGCACTCGTGGATCCGTCGCCCGGCGCCCCACCGCGATGGCGCCCGGCGTCGCCGGCCTCGGCGCAGGGTCCGACTGTCTCACCGACGGCACCGGCGGCGCTACCTCGATGTATCCGACCCCCTGGGCCCACCGGTAGAACTGGTCGACGCTTTGATGCGCGCTCCGACGCGTATCCCGCGCCCAATCATGCGCCCCGGACCACTCGATCACCGTGAGCGGCCCAACCTCCCACGGGCCCGCCCGCAGATCGCGGGCGAACCTACTCACCCACTCGATCCGCAGTCGGATAGTCTCGGCCCGCCGGCCGGCCGCCGCCAGCGCTGTAGTCCACTCGCCTATAGGACCGGCCCATCCGGCGGGTACCGGTCGCGGTTTCATGCTCATGATGATTACCCTGCATCTATTCGGCCCCAGTGTCGCGTCATCACGCCGCCGGGACCCACGATGTAGGATCGAGCCGTGGGCCACCAATCCGTAGGTTGGGGGTTCGAGTCCCCCTGGGCCTACTCGCCCGCCCCAGCCCCGCCGGCTGGGGCGGTTGCCGCACTGCGCCGGTACCGACGCGCTGCCGACGGATGGAGGTCGCCATGTCCGACGACGCGGACAGGGCCCACGGCGCCCTGGCGGGACTCGCGCTGGGGGACGCCCTTGGCATGCCGACCCAGGCGATGACCGCCGATCAGATCAGGCTGACCTACGGGTGGGTGGACGCCCTGGTGCCAGCCGACGCCTCGCAGCCCTACGCGCCCGGCATGCCCGCCGGCAGCGTCACGGACGACACGGAGCAGGCGCTGCTCGTCGCCGGCCTGCTGGTATCGGGCGGGGGCGGCATCGACCCCCACGCCTTCTCCCGCGCCCTGCTGGACTGGGAGGACTCGATGGCGGCCCGCGGTTCCCTCGACCTGCTGGGCCCATCGACGAAGGCCGCCCTGGAACGCGTGCGGGCCGGGGAGGACCCCCTCCGCGTGGGCGGCGCGGGCACCACCAACGGCTCAGCGATGCGAGTCGCGCCCGTCGGGATCGCCTCCTCCACCCGGGATCCGCGTTTCGCCGACACCGTGTGGGAGTCGTGCCGCGTCACCCACGCCACCGAACAGGGCTTCCACGCCGCCGCGCTCGTGGCGGCAGCGGTCTCCCTCGGCATCGACGGAGCAGGGGCGGACAGCCCTTCGGACTCCGCCCGCGCCTCCTTGGAACGCGCCCTGGCCCTCGTGGAGGCACTCGGGCGCCGGGGGGCGCGGACGCCCCAGCCGGACGTGTGCGAGCGGACCCGCTACGCGCTGCGGTTCGCGCGCGCCCGCGACCCCGCCCCCGGTACTGCCGACGACGACCGGGCATTCGCCGGGGCACTGCGGGCACGCGTCGGCGCCTCCGTGGAGGCCGCCCAGTCCGTCCCCGCAGCATTCGCCATCGCCTGGCGCTACGCCGCCGATCCGTGGCGGGGCCTGTGCGTCGCCGCCAACCTCGGCGGTGACACCGACACGATCGGCGCTATCACCGGCGCCGTGCTCGGCGCCGCCCTGGGGGCCCGGTGCTGGCCCGCCCAGGAGCTGGAACGAGTGGAGGCCGTCTCCGGGCTGCGGCTGCGCGAGACCGCCGACGGTTTGCTCCGCCTGCGCGCCCACGGATCCCGACTGCCCGCCCACGGGGAGCCGGTCGCAGCACCGCAGGAGGGCAGGGTCGTCCTGCTCGGGCAGGTGGTCGTCGACCTCGCACTGCTGGCGCCGCGCGTGCCCGCTCCCGGCGGCGACGTGTTCGCAGAGGACGCGGGCATGCACGCGGGCGGGGGCTTCAACGTGCTGGCCGCTGCGCGCCGGATGGGAGCGGAGGCAGTGAGCCTGTCCGGCGTCGGGGACGGCGGATTCGCCTCGATCATCACCGCTGCGTTGGAGCGCATCGGCGCCTCCTGCGAGGGACCGCGCGTCGCGGGAACGGACTCGGGGTACTGCGTGGCCATCACGGACGGCGACGGCGAGCGCACCTTCGTCTCGACCAGGGGCGCGGAGGCCCGCCTGCCGCGCGGGTCGTGGTCCGCCCACGCGGCCCGCTTGCGCAGCGGGGACGTGGTGCACGTGGACGGCTACGCGCTGGCCCATCCGGCCAACACCGCAGCGCTGCGGGAGTTCCTCTCGGCGCACCTGCCCGCAGGGCTCCGCGCGATCGTCGACGTGTCGCCCGTCGTCGGCGATGTGGACCTCGACGACCTGCTTGCCCTGCGGGCCCTGGCCCCCCTGTGGTCCATGAACGAGCGCGAGGCGGGGATCCTCGCGGGCCGCCTCGCGCGGGCGTCCGCCGCTCCCCCGCACGGAGGCGCTCCCCCGGGGGAGGCGACACCACCGGCCGGAGCGGCCCCCGGGA